GATTCTTTTTTAAGAAAAGCAGTATCGTAAGATTGTATAACATGTTCTAATTGTGGCATGTGATCTTTTTCCCAAACCTTCCACCACTCACGTTTAATTAGTGAACCTTCTTCTGCAGTTGGATTTTGCATCCATTGCGCGTTCCATTTACCAATACTAATAGAAGCTTTAACACCTTCTAATTCATCTTTCTTCCAATACTCAGGCCATACAGGTTTACCTGATGGTAGTATTGCAGGAAATTCTATAATCTCCCATTGATCTGATTTTAATTCTTTTTGTGCTTTGAGTAACATACCAGTTAAGTCTTTCATATTCCATCTAGTCATTACAACTACGATTGCTCCACCTGGTTGAAGACGTTGTCTTGGACCTGACGTGTACCATTCGTAAGCTCGTTCCATTGCAGTCATATTAAGTGCATCTTGCTCAGAATGTGGGTCATCAATAATTAGAAGATCCGCGCCCCGTCCAGTAATAGCCGATCCAACACCGGCCGCGTAATACTCACCGCCTTGAGAGGTTTCCCATTTACCAGCAGCTTGTGAATCTTCGCGGAGCGTGGTTTTAAACATTTGTTGATACTCAATCGAATCAATTAGTGTTTTAGCTTTTCTACCAAATCTAATTGCAAGCTCAGTTGTGTGAGTAGATTGAATAATTTTTAAATCAGGTTTACGACCTACCATCCAAGCAGGTAATAAAAAAGATGCAAACTCAGACTTAGTATGTCTAGGTGGCATATTTATAATTAATCTTTTAATTTCACCTTTAGCAAGTCTGTTAAATTTATCTGCTATTTTTTTGTGATGTTTACCTTCTATAAACTCAGGCCAAACGTGTTTTACAAAAGTTAAAAAATCATCTTGTACTTTTATTTGTTTTTCTTTTTCAGATAGCTTAATCGCCATCTTCATATATTCTTTTTGTACGTCTGGTGGTAATTTGTCTATAATGTCTTGATTCATTTTTTTTCTTCTATTTCATAGAAGAAATTATCTGTGTCTTGTGTTTTCCATTTACCACTATCTTCTACATTCCATTCGTTAGTTTGTACTTTCCAATCTGGAATATTATTTTTAACAGTAAAAGAAGGTAAGTCCCAAATACATCTATTGTTTGGTTGTGCTGCAAAGTTACCATCATCTAAAGCAATGATGTGTGCACATTTATGTTCTTGTGGTATTTCTGAATGATCTGTGTCTAACATATTAACATCAGGATGTCCCCAATCTACTGTAAACAAATAACGACCATGATGTTTTTTTTTATCTTTACCAAAGTAATACCCTGAAGCTGCAGTTAAAATAGACCAATGAGTGACAGTAGGATAATAAGAAAAACAATTCCAAAGCTCCAGTTCATCAAGTCGTCTTGTGGGAACACTCTCGGGTCTAAATCCCGTTTGAATAAACGCGCTAATTGGTAAGCGATAAAATATTGCACCGTTACCCATAAGAGCATGAAATAATATAGCACGGCCCCCCAAACTAGTAAGACCAAAGATAATACAGTCTTCAACTTCTCCATGATGTTTTTTAAGATCATATAAATACTCTCTCCTTATCTGTGCGTAGGTTGTAGGTATGTTTGCATTTAAATAAGCCATAATTAAATTAAATTTTTATATCTCTGTATATCATACATTTTGTCAGCTCCAATAGGTGCTCTTTTGCCTGTATTATTTTCAGAAACTGTGACCCACTCTAAGTTTTCTATCCTATAATCAGAACTTTTACTATTAATATGATTTACAACAGGTAAATTCAACATATTAGCACAAAATGCTTTAGCAACAATTATATGCATATAAAAAGTTTTTATAGGGTAATTTACATTAGTTAAATTATGTTTTAAAGGACCTTCAACTCTTAAATTTAATTTAGGGTATGGATCTCTTTTTGAAGGTCTAGGAAATCTTAGTTTATTACTTAATGTATTATTTTCATTACTGATCGTTTCAATCCAAGGCCAAATAGGTTCTCGATAAATTTTTTTAATATTTTTTTCAAGAGAACATTGACTAAAATAATGATGTCCGTTTTCAGAATGTATAATATAAGAATTTTTTACGATCTCAGGATATATAGTTTCCAAAGGTATTTTTCGATTCATAAAATTTTTTGCAGAATTTTTTGGGTTCTGTTTCTCTCCTTAAAACGTTTTTATAGCCTATCTACATCTGAATCAAGGCATTCATGTAAAATAATTAGGATCCCTATCTCTAAAAAGGTGTAAGGGGGTTATTTATTTTTTGCTGTGTGTAGTATGGATCTGGGTCCTACTTATCCCGCCGCACAACCTGTGGTTGTGCAGTTTAGAATGGTTCTAAACTGCACTCACTATTAACAGAAAGTTAATCTAGTAATGCCATATATTCTTTAGTAAAGTTTCTGCTGAACCAGTCCAAACCTTTTTGCATATTAGTGTAGTCCTCAGTCGCCTCACAACCTATGATTGTATCATAGATAGCAACAGCAAATGCAGGTAGTTTAGCAAACTGTCCTGGTCCACTCTCATCATTAAACCTATTGCCAATCGTCATCATCTTCGTTGGCTC